GCAACAGAGATGAGTGTACTCATTCTCAACTTTGAAACATCTGCAACAACTTGCACAACGTACTACGAATTGAAATCTGAAGGAACTGAAGAAGTACCTTCAAAGGTTTTAAGCAATGGTAACTACACGCTAACGCAAGAAGAGTTCGCAGCGTGGGGTGAGGACAACACTTGGGTAGAGCAATGCGTAGCTAACGCAATAGGTGTAACAATTTTATCTTTCTAATCATGAACTTAACAGAGGAACATTTGAAGCAACTTGACGCTTTCATTCAAGAAATGCCTGTCAAATTCGGCTTACCATTGATTCAGTTTTTCAACAAGATAAAAGAGGAATCTGAGGTAAAAGAATGAGCATACTTGCTGAGCTATTCGAACAGGGCGCGCTATACGATGTGCTTTTAGATTTCGGTGAGACCGTTACTGATCGTGCACGCTCTAACATTAGAATACAGCAAACAAGATACGGAAAGAAGCGCAGAGCTAACACAACAGGCACCCTTGCAGCTTCGCTATATTATGACATGGATGTAACCGGTACTACTCCATCTATCTCATTCAACTCATCAGCAGACTATGCTAAGTGGGTGGAATACGGAAGGCAAGGTAAGGAGAGTAACTACAAAGGAATAGATACACGCTTCGCAGCCAGCGCAGCTAAGCCTCCTGTGGATGCTATTCTTAATTGGATGAATCTAAAGAAGATTAAGCTCCGCAGCATTGGTGAGACAGGGCGCAGAACTAAGTTTGCTAAGAGTGCAATCAATAGAGACGAAGCGCAGCGTTTAAGAGTGGCTAATGCCATGGCGAAGAGCATTGAGAAGAAAGGTATTGCTCCGCTCTACTATTGGAGAGATGCTTACTTAGAGACACTACCTGAATACGGAGCGCAGCTTAACGAGGCAATGGGTGAAGCTGTGAACATCTATATCTTAAATCAAACACGAAAATTAACTAATATTAAACCTGTCTAATAATGGCAATTACAATACATCAGCAGCCATACGTTTTTACTGCGCTTAAGCAGAAGCTTATAGTAGTGGCTACATCTTCTAACATAGGGCAGCCTGGCTTTCGCTATGTGATAGAGGTAAGCGTTAACGGAGGCGCAGTAAATACGTTTTACGTGCAACCTAACTTAAGCGGAGCGTTAGTGTTTGACCTCTATCCTGTAGTCTATTCAAAGATGGATTTAGGAGTTAATACTTCAGATGCAGCTTATAGCTTATTTGGTAGCTACACAGTTCAAGATGACACTACAGCACGTAACATAATGACTGTAGATACAAACATCTATGAAGGCTATGAAGTGTTAGGCTTATTTGAAGTGCAGGCTACAGCTTACCCATTAGATGGAAGCTCGCTGATTAACGCAGCTTTTCAGATTAGTGATGGCTTTAATCCTGATCCATCTGATTACTTCGCATTAGACTCAGCAACGAGCTACATCATGAGTGATTTAGTTAGAAGCACCTATGCAATGGATGATATGCTGAGCAAGTATTCTTTAGGCGCTAACACAATAGGCATAACAGCTTTCGCTGATGATTACGGAGTGCTTACTATTCCTGCTGACAATGGCACAACATTAACAGGAAATGATATCTTCGACGTTCAGATAGTTCAGTTTAACGCAGCAGGCTCACCGGTGCAAACTGATGTGATAGCTTGCACGATTGGAGCAGGAAAGATTAACCACATCCCACTACTACCTGCTAACATTGCTGAGATGTTTGCATTAGATGCAGCGTGGAATCACTACCTAATTAATTTTAGAGATAGCGCATCTAATCCATCTGCACGATCAATAGCTGTATTCAAAGCAGCAGACGAATGCAGATTCGATAAGATTAGATTAGGCTGGACCAACAGCCGAGGTGGATGGGATTACTTCAATTTTACTAAACGCTCTGAGGAAAGTTACTCAGTAGAACGCAAGCGATATAGAAAGGTAGTGGGTAATTATGGCACAGCAGATAACTCTGAAGCCTTTGGTTTTAATACTTACGATAGAGGCTTAACTGAGCGCAACCCATTCGTAGAGAAGATGCTTAGAGTTAGAACTGACTTCTTAACTGAAGGGCAATTCGAATACTTAAAGAATCTGATTTACTCCGAATCAGTTTACATCATTAACGCAGATGGCTCAGCTACTCCTGTGGTAATTGATAGCAATAACTATACAGCTATTAAGAGTAAGTCATACGTGAAGAATGATTTAGAATTAATGTTAAAATTCAGTAACGATTATACAGCATAATGAGAGCAGAAGTAATCTTAACAGTAACAGCATCGAATGGTGCTGCTATAGTAGTAGACTTATACGAGAATGAGAGCATTAGCTATTCATCTAATTTCAACAGCGTTTCTGAGTTCACAACGAGGGGCGCTTTCTCGCGTGAGTTTAGAATACCTGCAACTAAGAATAACGTAGATTTCTTCGGGCAGCAATACAGCCCAAGCTTACTCAACAACGATACTACTCAGATTAATGTACTTAGAAAGATAGATGCTACATTAAGCGTTAACACTTTACCAATAGCTGAAGGACACATACAATTTAAGCAGGCTGTCACTCATCAGGATAAGGTGCATGAATTTGTTATAGCCTTCTTTGGAGAGACTGTTGACTTAGCTCGCAGCATTGGAGATAAGTTATTAAAAGAATTAGACTACACAGATTTAGCGCATGATAGTGAGTATTCTACAATTAACGATATTAACGATGGTACTTTATTTGGGGGAGCAGTATGCTATACGTTAACTGATAGAGGGCAGAATTGGACTGAAGATAGTTCAATAGGCAGCAGAAGAATCTTCAGCTCAGTTAATCCCATCTATACCGGTGAATTAACCTTAGCACTTCAGGCTAAGTGGCTAATGGATAAGATAATAAGTGAGGCAGGCTTTACGTGGAGTGGAACAACAATAGACGAAGAGCTGCAACGCATGTACGTGCCATACGTTACAGGGCCAACAACTGAAGGCTTGAGTAATGACGAAGCTAAATTTAAGGTAGATTTCACAGCAGCTACTTCATTTAACTTAGATGTTCAGGCTGAGAATGGATACTATCAGAAGCAGCTGACAGGATGGAACGAGGTAAGTGATCCATCTAACAGCTGGGTATCCAATGCCTACACAGCGCAGGGTAGTTTTACAGCAGGAGTCCAAATTAAACTACAGGTGGAAGTAGATACTACAGGTTATACAGCAGATACTCAGCATTTATACGATGTCATGTTACAGCGTGTAAGAGGTGGAGTAACTGACTTGCTACCATTTCCTACAACAATGGGAGTAGGGCCTACATCTTACCAATACAATTATATCACGCAAGGCTTTCAACCTACTACACCTGTTAACCCATTTAGCGTTTATTCTACTTTTCAGTTAGATGTGCAGCAGGGTGATGTTTACACTGTAGTTATGCGAGCGCATCCAGGTAGCTCACCATTAATAGAGATTCAGACAGATGCTTTAGGTATAAACAGCTTCTTTGCATTCTCTTACGTTAGTGGTTTAAACTATGCTTACCCTGTTCAGATAGCTAACAACGCTCCTGAGATGAAGCAGGTAGATTACTTGCGCGACATACTCAAGATGTTTAACGCTGTCTTAGTTCCTAACCCAAACATGCCTAATGCTGTTGAGATAATTCCAATGGTGGAGTATTTGGGCAGTGGTAATGATTACGATTGGACAGGCAAGTTAGACACATCTAAAGACATCACATTAACTCCAGCTTCAGACGTTAGAAAGCGAGTGCTTAAGTGGAGCTACAAAGAGCAGGGAGATTACTTTAATGCATTCTATAAGAAAGGTGCTCAGAGAGTTTATGGTGAGCTTAGATTAACTGATGCAGGCAATGACTTTAGTACAAGTGATTATACTGTTGAGCTAACTTTTGGAGCTTCACCTTGCGACCTTATACCTAACACTAACTACATCATCCCTAAATACTTTAATGAGAAAGGTGAGTTTATGACACCTGGGCCGCGAATTCTTTATAGAAGAGATTCATCTGAAGATGCTGTGGTTATGGTTTATGATGAGGTAGCTGAGGAAGGTACGTTTACTATTATCCCACTACTTAGCCATTACCGTTCTATTCCAACAGCAATAGGAACTAATGACCTAAACTTCGGGCAAGAGATTCCTCCGCATCCAATAGAGACCATGCCTTTAAAAACACTCTTTGATAGATATTGGAGAGAGTATATTGCTGAGCTGTACGATGATGAGCAGAAGATAATGGAGGCTTACTTTCAGTTAGGAGTAACCGATGTATTTGGGCTGAAGTTTAACGATAAGATTTGGATTAAGGATTCGTGGTGGAGAGTAATTGAATTAACAGATTACATAGTAGCAGATGAGCAAGTAACTAAGTGCAAGCTTATGCGCTTGCTTGACATCGGAGCGCTATGCCAATACACACCATCTACCATTAATGTTAGCACAGGAGCAGTAGAGTTTTTAGATTACGATGGAGACACAAGCTACGGATCACAAGAGTGCTGTGAGTATTACGGATACACATGGAGCACAGCTAAGGGCCGATGCTACGCAAGCACAGGAGAGAGCGGTAATAACGGCATCATCAGCTCACCTAATAATGTAGGTGGTAGCAATATCACTAATACGAGTGGCAATCAGAAGAGCGCTACCGGTATGGGTAACGTGAATAGAGCTGAGATAGAAAACAATAATGAGCGCATCTTAGTGAGTGGCTTAGGTCATGGCATTAGTCCTAACAATAACTACTCGCAAGCGCTTGGATATCGCAACTTCATCAGGCCTAACTTGGAAGGCACTACAGTTATGGGCCGATGGGCAGAGGCTGATGTGAGAGGGGTGCACTTTGGCGGTGGTACGTGGTACGATGGAGCATCTGATTTCGGGATAACACTACCAGGTAGATCACAACATGGCTTTATTCAGCTCATGGGATTAGGTAATTTAGAATCTAATCCTACTAACGTAGATTTGTTAGTAGATGGAGTAGATGGTGGTACTATCATCATGCCTACAGAATCTGTATGGATGGTTAAGGTATACGTTTCAATCCTTGAATACTACTATGGCACTACTGACTTTACAGGCAATGTAGTAAGCGTGGAATATTCTACCATGTTTTGGCGCGATAAGGTAACGCATTACGCTGCTACTCCGCATAAGATTCAAAGCTTTGCTAATGGCTTCCCATCTAATGACTTTGTTCTACACACTCCAATAGTAGGCGGTGCAATAGCTCCATACATTGAATGCAAGGCTACAGGCAAAACAGCGGTAATCAGCGCAACAATTCAATACAGTCAAAGTAAATTCCAACGCACTCCAATAATATGAGTAATCCTGAACAAGATATTTTGATGAGCATGACTTTGCTACGCAATAACGTGCAGGGTAAGAGTAAAGAGTTTAAGCAGGCTGTAGGCACTT